TTATGGCCAAAGGTAAAAATGACCTAATTTTAAGAGATAGACTACAATTCACATTTGATGCAAATGGGGCAGTAGCGACATTATACGGACGAGTAGACTTGAGCGACTATGTTTCAATTCCAAAATCAGAAGGATTGAAGATTAAAGAAATTAGATTTCAGCTTCGCGACCCTGCTACCGCTAACACCGGTGTATTCAGGGCATTATTGACAAATGTTTCAACTGCTACAGGAGTTCCTCCAAGCTTGAAAATGTATTCAACAACTACCGCTTACGAAACTGCGGTTGATGTTGGCGTAGGTTCTCCTAATGTTATCAACTGTGTTGAGATTAGACAAGAGCAAGATACTGATGCTTTCCTTTATACTGATTATATTGAATATTCAACCCCAACACTTCACCCTGAAGGGTTCCCAGTTGTAACTGATATTCTGATCGGTGTTGCTGCTAGTGGTTGTGTACTACTTCAAAACGATACTGTCGAACTAGACATAATGGTTATTGCTGAACCTGTCAAATTAACCAAAGACGATATGGAAGCAATGTTGACCCAAGCAACCGACCTGTGAGTTGGTTAAATGGGACTTGCTAAAGATATAGTTAAGGATGTTGCCACTGGTGTTATGGTTGGCCTTATTATTGGGGATGAAGAAACGATCTTCCCGATAGATATGGTTGCTATCCCTGCTTACCAGGCATACATGTTAAACGGTACTCCTTCAATGCAAATTTACATTAAAGCCGGTGAAACTTTAGTACCAACTGGGGGTAATGTCAAAGACATGACTGAAAACATGGATGTTAACGCTGTCAGTAAAACACCACAGCCTAAAAAGCGCAAAGCATCTAAGTGGAATCGTTATGTTAAGCGTAAAGCAAACCACATTAAATTAAAGTCAGGTAAACTAGATTTAAAGAAAATGGCCAAAGAATTTGCTAAGACTCAAGGTAAAAAAGCAGTAAAAAAAGCAATTAAAAGGAGGAAAAAATAATGGCTATACATGAGATAAGAGAATCAATTAGTATACCAGCTATGAAATCAGCTGATGGTTTAATTTATGTTGAACGAATTATAAACCTTCAGCGTGGAGTAAGACACACGATCAACTCAATAGATGTATACTTGGACAACCCATATTTTACATGCAACGCTGAAGAGTTTACTTGTCAAGTAGTTCTGAGCTCACAGCCAATGTTATTGACTAGTGAAATAATAAAACCGGGTTTTCTTAATGATGTGCCAAACGCCGGAGTAGATACAATATTGTATAAAAATCAGATTCAAGTGGCTGCTAGAGGCCTTCCGGCGTCAATTACTGCTGAATTTCCTAATAATTTCCTTGGGTCAATGCCTACTTTTAGTTGGTATACTCCTAGGCTCTATATGTATGTGGTACTACATGCGGGTGATGGTGAAGAAGTTAGTTTGTTTAACTTTAGATGTAGCGCGTATATTGCAGTAGATAGTAAAAGAGCGAGTTATTTGTCCGTTATGTTGGGAACAATAAGAGAGCGTTCAATTGCTCAAATCGCTAAAATATCATCTTTAGGGCGTGTCATACCTCAATCCCGCATAACTGGACAAACCTTTCCTATGTACCTTTATGGAGGCGCACGATCGCAATTTATGATGAGTGCTGATACTTTAGCCGATTTTTACAATCAATTGGCGGCTCAAGACAGCGAGAAAATGCTAACAACAGCACAACAACGAGATTTTATGAAATCAGCCAGAACAATGGTCGGGTTCAATGCTGCATTTGGTGAAGAATCCGCAACTCTTGGCGGCGTTCCCGATTGGGTTAGACTGTTTGCTCTAGAAGGTGTAATATCAGGCGCAGTTCGAGAGCAATGGCCGCCATTAAAACATGATGATAATGGAAATGTGAGGATGTTACCTTGAGTGTAAAAGAGATTCTTAAAAAAATACTTAACACTTTAAACCGTATTGAAAAGGCGTTAAAAAATGATTGAAGCTGTTGCACCGATCGACCAGGAACAAAACAATAGAATTGTTTAGTGTGAACGATTACTTTACGCGATTATTCTTCTTCAATTCCCTCAAATAGCGAGTCTAATGTAGATTGAGTTTTACGCTCAATTGTTAACAATAGTGCATATCTATCCTCTCGGGCAACTTGCTCAAAAACATGCACTTCTTTTTTTGTAAAACCTCTTTTTTTACCGAACCCTGAAGTAGTCCAACCAAGGGAAACGACATAGCCGCCGAGCTTTACACACTTAGACAAATCGTCTTTGCCTTTTTTCCACATATTATGTGTTTGCCAAAGTTCTAGGTCTTTGCCAATTCCATCATATTGCTCTTTTAATTGTCTGAGTGAATAAGGTGGGTCAAAAAATACCAAGTCAAATTGACGATCTTGTTCTAGCATTAATTGAGCAAAATCTTTGAATTCTAAATGATAATCTGTTGGCATTATGTCATTCAAATCATTAGTTATACAATTGTGCAGCTTAGTTGTAAAAGAATACCTAGCAAACGGGTCAACCAGGAGTGGTTCATTCGGGTGATTATTCCAAGTAACGGTCTTGATTAAACGCTGCAGGATTTTTTTAATATGTGGGTTAGAAAAAGGTTCACTAGTAATATTGGTTCTCTGATGCGACATAGCGCAAACAGTACGATGTTCTAGGCTCATTGGTCATCGCCTTCCCATAATTCAGCATATCTTTTCTTAAATCGTTTTTTCATTTGTGCCAAATTATAAGCTACAACTTGTTGAGATAAACCTAAAATCTCACCAATTTCTTTTTGACTAAACCCGTTGCCCCTCATTCTTTGAATCCATCTTTCATGGTCACGAGTGCATTTCAATCAATCAACCCCTTGTCAAATAAATCAGTGTGGCAGGGTGTGCAAATCCTATTTGTGATTGATGCTATGCGTCTTCTCATAGACTCAATCATTTTTGTTTGGTTAACGATCAAATCAAATTGGTCTTTGTTTACTGCACAAGTATGGATCGCCATTCTAATAACTGCGCTCATCGTTTCGTCATCTCTTTTTAATTCTAACATCTCATTCCAAGTGTCATCGCTCAAATATATGGTGTGTTGTCTGCCCATGATTTACCCTGTATAGGTAGAGTATATCAAGATTTTGAAAAAAATATCCGGACAAGCCGGAATTTACCGCCTTTCCGGTGGAAAGGACGGGTACGCAACAGCCGTACGGCCTCCCATGAGCCCCTGTGGGAGTTGCGGGGGATATAATAAGTCCGCTTTTTAGAAGATTGAAGTGATGTTTATAGGGTGCCGATTGCCACGATCGTTTATGGCCAAAGGTAAAAATGACCTAATTTTAAGAGATAGACTACAATTCACATTTGATGCAAATGGGGCAGTAGCGACATTATACGGACGAGTAGACTTGAGCGACTATGTTTCAATTCCAAAATCAGAAGGATTGAAGATTA